TGGGCGTCCAATCCAGGTTTGGTTTAATAGGCAGTCAGGTAATGTTGCAACTGTCCCACAGACTGCTTTAAACGGCGCTATTAATGCAACTGATACAACTATTACCCTAGTTAATGCGGCTACTATCCCAACTCAAGGGTTTATTAATATTGACAACGAGACTATTGGTTATCAGAACATTGTAGGCAACCAGATTATCAATGCTTGGCGTGGTCAGAACGGCACAACGGCGGCAAGCCATTTAACGGCTGCAGGTGTATATACCAACAACTTGCCATGCGTTAACGTCTGGCCTACCCCTAACCCACCTGGCGACCAATACACGTTTGTGTATTACAGAATGCGTAGAATTCAAGACGCTGGAAGTGGTATCAGAACTCAAGATATTCCGTTCCGCTTTATTCCCTGTATGACCGCTGGTTTGGCTTATCAGCTAGGCACCAAAATGCCTGGAGTTGACCCAAATGGAATAATAATGCTCAAAACCGAGTATGAACAACAATGGCAGTTAGCTGCGGACGAAGATAGAGAAACAGCCTCAATTCGTATAGTTCCACGCAATATGTTTTATTACAGATGATATGCCATGCCAAATAAGTTTTCTTCAGGTAAATATGCTATTGCGGAGTGCGACAGATGTGCGCAACGGTATAAGCTTACGGAGTTAAAGATACAGATATTAAAGACAAAACCGTACCAAGTTAAGGTTTGCCCGTCTTGTTGGGATCCAGATCAGCCTCAGTTGTCATTAGGCTTGTACCCAGTAAACGACCCACAGGCGGTGCGGGAGCCAAGACCAGACGTGAGTTATTTAGTATCAGGACAAAGCGGACTACAGATTAACCAGACGGGTATTGGTCCAGATGGGTTTGGTAGTCCAGAATTAGGTAGTAGGGTGTTTCAGTGGGGGTGGAATCCAGTCGGGGGTAGTAGAGGTCCTGATGCAGGTTTAACCCCAAATGACTTGGTACAACAAGTAATTCTTGGTACAGTAACGGTAACAACAACTTAAGGAGTTGAAAATGTACAAAAAAGGCGCAGATGGCGTTACTAAAACGGGTAAAACCGAAGGTAAAAACTTAGGTGACTCTGGTCCATCAATAGGTATTGAGAAGGGCCCAAAGAAAAGCACCAGCGTGTTGAACAAAAACATGAAGTTAATGGGACGCAACTTGGCTAAAATAGTTAACCAAAAGAAATCAGGAAGAGGTCGATAATGGCTAAATTTTCTATGAAAAAAGGCGGTAAGGAAGTAGGCCCTGCTGAGGTCTATGCTGCACCGCACACAATGGATGGCAAGGCTACTAGTATCGTGGCAGATAGTGCCTATACTCCTGGTGCCAAAGTAGTAGACACAATGAATATTTCTGTTGGTGGCGTTAGTAAGGGCAATTACCCTCCTGAGAATCGCTACGGCAAAATTCAAATGCGTGGTACTGGCGCTGCTACTAAAGGCAAAATGTCTAGCGGGAAGATGGGCTAATGGACTACCAGCAGTTATATTACGCCATACAGAACTACGCTGAGTCTACTGAGCAACTATTTGTTCAGAGTATCCCTCAGTTTGTTTATAACTGCGAAGAACGTATATATAACGCTGTTCAAATCCCAGCAATCCGCAAAAACGTCATCGGTAACTTTACTTCTGGGGACAATTATTTAGCGTTACCAAACGACTATTTAGCGTCTTTTTCCCTTGCAGTTATTGATGCTAACGGGAATTACGAGTATTTAATTGATAAAGACGTTAACTTTATACGTCAGGCATATCCAAATCCAACCACAGATACTGGTGCTCCTCGTTATTATGCTCAGTTTCAGCCTTATACGTACATTATTGGGCCGACTCCAGACGCTAGTTATCAGACCGAGCTGCATTATTACTACTACCCACAACCGATTGTTCAAGGTGTTTTGGCTGGTTTAGGCACAATTACAGGCGGTTCTGGCTATGTAAATGGCACTTATCAACGTGTTTCATTAACAGGTGGGTCTGGTCAGTATGCATTGGCAGACATCGTAATTTCTGGTAATACGGTTTCTTCTGTGTCTGTCCGTGATGGTGGTTCGTTCTATATTGTAGGTGACGTACTTAGTGCTTCTACTGCCGATTTAGGTAACTCAGGTTCTGGGTTCTCAGTGCCTGTGACTAATATTAATAACCCAACTGGAACCTCTTGGTTAGGGACTAATTTTGAAACTGTATTGTTGTATGGTTCGTTACGTGAGGCTATAATCTTCCAAAAGGGTGAGCAAGATATGGTCAATTATTACGAACAAAAGTACCAAGAATCCTTAGCGTTGCTCAAAGACTTGGGTGATGGTAAAGATAGACGTAGCGCTTATCGTGATGGACAATTACGATTACCTGTACCTGGACCCGTAAGATAATTTTTAGGAGCAAAAAATGGCAATTACCCAAGCAATGGCTACATCGTTTAAGGTTTCACTTTTAAACGGTGGGCAAAACTTTTCAGCAGACACGTTTAAATTAGCTCTGTATACCAGCTCAGCTACTATTAATGAGAATACAACTGCGTATTCCTCAAGCAATGAAGTGCCTTCGACAGGTAACTACAGCGCTGGTGGTAATACTTTATCGGTTAGCGTGACCCCAACAAACTCTGGTAACGTGGCTTATATCTCGTTTGCTAATACTTCTTGGGCTAATTCGACAATTACCGCAGCTGGGGCTTTGATTTATAACAATACCAATGCTAATTCGGCTGTATGCGTATTAAGTTTTGGTGGCGATAAGACTTCAACTAATGGTACTTTTGCAATTAACTTCCCAACTGCAGACGCAACCAACGCAATTATTCGTTTGACCGCTAGCTAAGGAGCTGTAAATGGCTCTCATCTTAAAAGATAGGGTTAAGGAAACCACTGCTGTTACCAGCACGGGTACGGCTACCCTTTTGGGTGCTGTAGCTGGATACCAATCCTTTTCGGCTATTGGTAATGGAAACACATGTTATTACACTATTGCTGCTCAGGCTGGTACAGAATGGGAAGTTGGTATTGGCACGTACACTTCACCAGATCAATTAAGCCGAGATACTGTTTTATCTTCTAGTAATAGTGGTTCGCTGGTTAACTTCTCTGCTGGAACCAAAGACGTATTTGTAACTCAGCCATCGTCAAAAGCCGTTTATACCGATGCAAGCAATATTGTTAATACCTCTGGTAACGGAGCTAATACAGTAGCCTTCACAAACATTAATGCGTCTAATGTAGTTATGGTGTCTGGCACGATCAGCACTAACGCTGCAAACGCTACGGATATTACCAACAAAACGTATGTAGACAATCTTTTTTCTACAGGCATTACATATCACGCCCCTGTTCTTGTTGAGTCCCCAATAGCATTAAATGCTTTATATAACCAACCAGGCGGCGCTGGGAATGGTGTAGGCGCAACCCTTACTAATAATGGAGCTAATGCGGCTTTGGTTGTTGATGGTGTAACACTGTCTAATACAGCTCGTGTTCTTGTATATCAGCAATCTAATGCAGTACAAAACGGCGTTTATACGGTTACTAATGCGGGTGCGCCCGATGCTCCTGGCCCTGGGGCTGCTTGGGTACTTACTCGTGCTACTGATGCCGATACTTATGGCGTTGGAGACCCAAATAAACTAGGTCAAGGCGACGCATTTTTTGTACAAGATGGTAATACAGGTGCTGGCGAAACCTATATTTGTAATACCGTAGGCACAATTACATTTGGTACAACCAATATTAATTTTGCGCAGATTAGCTCTGCTCAGATTTATGATGCAGGGACAGGATTAAACCTTTCCAACCTGACGTTTAGTATTGCTAATACAGCAGTTACTGCGGCGCAATATGGCAATGATGGGGCTGTCGGACAGTTTACAGTTAACGCACAAGGCCAATTAACTAACGCCGCTAACGTAGCAATTAACGCTTCTAGTATCTCAGTAGGTACTTTGGCTAATGCTAGAACCACAGCAGATTCTGCTAATGGTGCGTCAACTATCGTAGCTCGTGATGCCAACGGCTCTTTTGCAGCTAATGTCGTAACAGCAACCACAGGGTCATTTACTAATATCTCAGGTAACGCTGCTAGTTTGACCGACATCAATGCCTCAAACATTACCAGCGGAACAATATCCAACGCCCGTACTACGGGTAGTACATCTAATAGCGCAAGTACTTTGGTTCTACGGGATGCTTCTGGTAACTTTGGTTCTAACGTAATTAGTGCTTCCTCGTTTAGTGGTGACGGTACAGCCATTACAGCAATCAACGCTTCTAACATTTCGTCTGGTACGGTTGCCAATGCTCGTACTACAGCGGCTTCTGCTAACGGAGCTTCTACAATTGTTCTGCGGGATTCATCGGGTAGCTTTAGTGCTGGCGATATTACTGCCAATTCTATCTCTGGTAATGGCGTATCCTTAACTGGAATTAATGCTTCCAACATTGCTACGGGGACTATTGCAAATGCAAGAACGACTGCTGCTACTGCTAATGGCGCTTCTACTATTGTTCTTCGTGGATCATCTGGTGAGTTCTCTGCTGGGACAATAACAGGTACGTTTAGTGGCGATGGTTCAGCAGTTAATTCTATTAATGCCTCAAACATTAGCTCAGGCACGGTTGGAACAGCCCGTCTTGCTTCTGGAACGGCTAACAGCTCTACTTATTTGCGTGGCGATCAGACATGGTCAACCATTAGCGCTGGTATAACGATTACCAACGATACAACTACAAACGCTTCGTACTTCCCAATATTTACTTCGGTTAATACTGGAACAGTTAGTGCAGCAAATGTATCGTCTAGTGAACTAATTTTTAACCCAGGCACAAACGAATTAACCGCCCCTAATATGCTGGCAAGCAACGGGCTTTTTGTAAATAACATGACGATAGGATCTAGTTATACGCTCCCGTCTGGTTATTCTGCTAGTTCTGTTGGGCCTGTATCTATATCGAGTGGGGTAGTTATAACGGTGCCTTCGGGAAGCCGTTGGGTAGTGCTATAAATGTTTGCAGACTCACCGTATTCTGGTGCCCCGTTTGCATCACTAGGTATTAACCCTGATGTAACAGTTTTTGTAACGGGCGTATATGCAGTAGGCAGGGTAGGGACTGTTGATGTAAGCCTTGGCTGTACGATTGATCTAACAGGCGTAAATGCGGTAGGTCGGATTGGTAATGTAGACATAACGGCTGATGCTAATCTTGAAGTAACTGGGGTTTACGCAGTAGGGCGGGTTGGTAACGTAAGCCTGATAGTAGATAGCTTCATAGATGTAACGGGCGTATACGCTGTAGGGCGAATTGGCAACGTAGATGTAACAGGTAGTGCGGTAGTTAACTTAACAGGTATTGCGGTCCCAGTACTTTTGGGTAATGTAAGCCTAGTAACAGACAACAGTATTGATGTAACAGGGTTTGCAATACCAACCTTGTTAAATAGCGTAGAGGTACAAGTAAACTCCTTTATTGATGTAACTGGGGTTTATGCGGTTGGTAGGATTGGTAACGTTGACGTTAAAGGTAGCGCTACAGTACAGGTGACAGGAGTCAAAGCAGTTGTTAAACTTAAAGTAGTTAATGTTTGGGGTCTTGTTGATACTGCGCAAACACCAAACTGGACGAACGTATTAGTGCCTTCGGGCTTTGATTAGGAATACAGATGGCAACATATTCGCAATCGTTAAAACTAACTTTGCTAGCAAATGGCGAAGGGGCGGGGACTTGGGGTCAAACCACCAATACTAACCTAGGAACCTTGCTAGAACAGGCTATTACGGGCGTTCAAACCATCACAATGAGTAACGCTAACGTTACTTTAACTAGTACAGATGGAACTGCAGACCAAGCTAGAAACGCTGTTTTAGTCATAGAAGGTACAAATGCTGCAGTGCGGGATATTATTGCCCCCCTAGCTAATAAGCAGTATTTAGTTGTAAACAACACCACAGGCGGATTTGCTATTAATATCCGTGCTGCTTCTGGCTTCTCCGTATCCGTTCCTAACGGGTCTAGCGTATTTGTCTATTGTGATGGCACTAACTTTTATAGCGCTCAACCTAACTACACAACGGGCAACTTCACGGTAGGTGGTAACTTAGCAGTTACTGGAACTTCTACTTTTACTGGGGCGGTAACGGCTAATAGTGTATCGCTTGGTAATTTAACTGCCACAGGCAACGTCACGGCTGCTAACTTCTCTACCGTTGGGTTTGCCAACGCTGCCAATGTGGTGGTATCAGGTAATTCGCAGTTCAACGGTACTGGCGCCCTAAAAATCCCAGTTGGAACTACAGTTCAACAGCCTACCCCAGCTACGGGAATGATTCGTTTTAACTCGACCCAAATACAGTTTGAGGGATACAATGGCACTGTCTGGACCTCGATTGGCGGTGCTCAAGCTGGCGGGGCGGTGTATGAGAATAAACAGGCTATTTCAGAGAATTACACGATGACTACGAATTACAATGGTGAAAGCGTTGGACCCATCACCGTGGCTAGTGGCGTAACAGTAACTATTCCTAGCGGTAGCCGTTGGGTTATTTTATAAGGATAAATTATGTCAATTGTTTTAGTCGGAAGTACATCGGGCAGTATCACACTACAAGAACCAGCCGTTGCTGGTACTACTGTATTGGATTTGCCAGCTACTAGTGGCACTGTTTTAACTTCTGCTTCTTCTGTTGCTAGGTCACAGTTACCAGTAGGTAGCGTATTGCAAGTAGTTAGCACAACTTTAACCACCTTAGTAACGGCATCGTCAAATACTTGGACAACGATAACTTCAGCATCTATTACACCAAGTTCAGCATCAAGTAGAATTTTAATTTTTTATAATATGCCCGTTGCAACCGTTGGGCAAGAAACTATTTCAAGGGTTCTTCGTGGTGCTACTGTTATTACGGAATATTCTGGCGGTGATATAACTCAGATTGGTTGGGGTTTTATTGGTGCTGGAAGTGCAGGTTGGACGGGTGGAATGATGTCAGGTAGTTTTAGAGACAGCCCAAGTAATACTTCATCAATTACTTATAATTTACAAGCGTACCAAGAAGGAACAACGCTTTATGTAAACAGAACATCAGGAACAACCTCAAATGATAGTGCAGGTGGTGTAACGACAATTACCTTGATGGAGATTGCGGCATGATTGAAATAGCGATTACAAATTTAAGTCCTAATGCTAAATGGCGTTTGGAGGGTGCTGACTACGCTAATATTGAATGGCTTTCAAACGATATTCCAAAACCAACTAAAGAAGCATTAGACGCTGAAATAGCCCGTTTACAAGCCGAAGCAGCAGCTAACGCTTACAAGTATGCAAGAGCAAAAGAATATCCTCCGATGACAGACTACCTCGATGCGATAGTAAAGAATGACCAAGCACAGATTGATAAATACATAGCGGATTGCCTAGCGGTTAAAGCTAAGTATCCAAAAGGAGTCGCATAATGGCATCAATTATCACCGCCACAACTACAAATGGTTTAACCCAAGCTGCCGACAACTCAGGTGTACTACAGTTAGCATCAGGGGCTGGCAACCTGATTACTGTTCCATCCGCTACAGGAACAATGCTGACAAATAAATCAGTGGGTAGCGTGATACAGGTAGTTCAAGGCACACCTAAAAGTGATACCTTTTCTACAACTTCAACTACATTGGTTGATATCACAGGATTATCTGCAACGATTACACCAACAAGTGCATCTAACAAAATACTTGTATTTGTTGATTTGCATATTGGTTATTCTGTTTATGCTGGAATTGTTCATCTTTTGCGTGGCTCAACAAAAATATATGCTGGTGATGGTGGTTTAACTCGTTGCGGTTTGTATAGCAACGTCTATGCGAATCCGGGCAATGTTTTAATACCAGTAACAGCTGTTTGTTATGACAATCCAGCAACAACTTCAGCAACAACATACAAACTACAGACTGCTACTTATGGTGCTGGAACACAATATGTAAATAGAACTGGTGATAATATTAACGACCCTACAAGAGATGGTTTAACAGTATCAACAATTACTCTTATGGAGATAGTGGCATGAACCATAAAGCTATATATAAATTATATCCTAATGTTGTTTCTGTTGACGATACGGCTGGTGCTTTTGACAAAGACGGCAACAAGGTTGAAATTGACCTAGCCGC